ACAATTAGTTCTTGGTGTTAATTTATTTACTTTTATTTCACTCATAATTATTGAAACCTATATCTTATTATTACCACACCCGAACCACCTTGACCACCTCCTCCTCTTGAAGGACCGGGACCATAACGCGATCCACCTCCACCCCCACCACCAGTGTTGGCAGTTCCAGCTTGGCCAGTTGCTTGTGCACTAGGACTTGGATAAGGTCCATAACCACCCGATCCACCTCCACCCTCTAGTCCGCCGTTTGGAGGACTATTTGGATTAGGTCCAGCTTGATTAGGTGTAGCTCCACATCCTCTATCTCTAGTTCCTGAACCTCCACCAGAGGCAAAACCTCTTGCCGAAGTTGGTGTAGGAGTTCCATAAGTTGCTGTTATTATTTCAGTTGGTGCTCCCGGTCCACCTTGAGCTGGTGTACACGGATTAGATAATGCTGCTCCTCCAGCTCCACCGCCACCGCCACCGGTATCTCCGGGACCTTGACCGTTGGGAGAATTATTATCACCACCATCAGTTCCTTGGGCAGGAGTTGTTGGAGGAGTATTACCTGCTCCACCACCAGTTCCTGGGGGATTATAGTGACCTGCTCCACCACCCGAACCACCAGCACCACCGGTGCTACAAGCTCCTGCTCCATAACCACCACCAGCTGATGTTATAGAAAAAACTGAATCATTTCCAACAGTTCCATCAGAACCACTGTTTAAACTTGCGCCAGGTCCACCACCACCGACTGTAATTGTATAAGGTGAAGCTGTAACTGTTACTCTGTTTGGTGCACTTGCATATCCATTTAAAGGACTTGCAATATAAGGTGTTGTAGGAGATTGAACTTCTCTAAATCCTCCAGCACCTCCTCCGCCACCTGCACACCCACTACCACCACCGCCACCACCGGCTACTACTAAGTAGGAAACTACATTATTAGCTGCTGTACTTGATATTGCTGAAACACAAAACGTTCCTGGATTTACAAAAGTTGCTATTTTGGTATTAGCACAATCGGGAGCAGTAGCTAAAGTATTACAAGAACCGGAAACTGTTGCGCTCATAAAAGTTTCCGCTCTAACATTAGAAGTTGAATCCATAGTATTAAGCCATCCTTGTGTTGTATCCACATATACAAAAGTTACTGATTGACCTTGTACCTCTAACTGAACACTTAGAGATAAACCACCTATTTTATCCGATCCATTTGGTGCAATAGTTAAATTATTATCTTGCCAAGTTCCTGCGTAATCCATAACAGATACTATGTCACCAGCACTTCCTGCTGGTAAATTCATTGTAAAACCCGTACTTGTAGTATCAGCAAAATAACCTTCACCACTTACTGCAGTAAAAGTTCCTGTTTTAGGAGTTGTCTGCCAATCTACCGTTCCTGTTCTTCCGAAACCTGTTTGAGATGCACCTGATGCTAAAGCAATTGTATCGCCACTTGCACCAAGAGTAATTGTGTTCGCATTTTCATTGATAATGTTTTGACCACATTGATTTTGAATATTGTTTACTTTTATTGTACTAGTCATAATTATTGAAACCTATACCTTATTATTACTATACCTGAACCACCACTTCCACCATTTCCTCCTGGTTCCGCAGTACCTCCTCCACCACCGCCAAGTTGATCTGTACCATCACCACCATTTCCAGTAGGGTTTCCACCACCAACTCCACATCCACCACCGCCAGGACCTCCTGGGGCTCCACTTCCATTTGAACCTCCACCACCGCCACCAGCTCGTTCAACAGCAGCACCGGTTATAGCAGAAGGTGTTCCATCACCACCCATTCCTGCAGTAGTTGGACCAGGCATAGGACTTCCAGCAAGTCCAGCACCACCTCCACCGCCACCACCTGAACCTGAAATAGAATTACCACCATCGTTTCCTTGTGCCGGGGTTGTTGGAGGAGTATTTCCTGATCCTCCTGGTTGAGAATTTGCTCCACCACCTCCTGAACCACCATCAGAAATGCACCATCCTGCACTTGGATTATCATTTTTTCCCAAACCACCACCAGCTGATGTTATTGTTGAAAAAACTGAAGGACCACCTTGACTTGCCGCGCTACTGGGACTAGTAGATCCAGCTCCTCCACCACCAACTGTAATTGTATAAGGTGAAGCTGAAACTGTAATTCTATTTCCGGGTGTAGGATAACCATTTAATGGAGATCCGGTATAAGGTGAAGTTGGACTTACTACTTCTCTATATCCACCACCACCTCCAGCACCTGATCTACATTTCCCAGCTCCACCACCACCTGCCACTACCACATAAGAAACTAAATTATCTGCTGCACAAGTTGCCGCATTTGCCACACAAAACGTTCCTGGATTTACAAAAGTTGCTACTTTCATATTAGAACAATCTGGTGCTGTAACTAAAGTATTACAAGCTCCAGATACTGAAGCACATATATAAGGGGGTTTACCTGTTACTGTAGTTTGAGTTTCTTGAACGTTAACCCAACCTTTTGTTGAATCTACATAAACAAAAGTAGCAGCTTGACCATCTTTATTTAATATTGCATCATTAGTATCTCCACCAATTTTTTCTGACCCATTAGGTGCAATTGTAAAATTGTATGTTGAAAAATTTCTTGCGTAATCAGAAACTGAAACAATAGCTCCAGCACTGCCTGCTGGTAAATTCATTGTTAAAGCACTTCCTGAATTTATAAAATATCCTTCGCCATCTACTGCTGTAAAAGTAGTTGTTTTAGGTGTTGTTACCCAATCTACAGTTCCTGTTCGACCAAAACCTGTTTGACTAGCACCACTTCCTAATTGTACTGTATCCCCAGAAGCACCTAGTGTTAAGGTAGTTCCGCATTGTGGTTCAACTGTATTGACTTCTATTTTTGACATTAAACTATTACCAACGTTCCTGTTACTGTTACTGTCGCAGGAATTGTAATAGGTCCTGCAAGAACTCCACTCTCTACAGTTTGCGTTCCATCAATCGTTGCCGCTTGATTAGGTATAAATTCATTTGGAGAAGTCTGCCCTCCAATATATTGGATTCCATTTATTACTGCCGTCATAATTCCTCCTACGAACTAATTTGACTAATGTATGACGTAACAATATCACAGCTAGAAGCTGTATTTGAAACTGCTGTTAATACATCGCCATTTTTTAAAACAATTTTAGCTCCGCCTTGGATTAATTCGATTGCAGAATTTGGTGGAATAACAACACCTTTTGCAAGATATTTATTTCCACTATTGATAATGTAAACATCAACTTCAATTGTAGAAGTTAGAATATTACATAATCTAATTCCTATGACCGCATCATAATCCGCACCAGTTACAAGAGTCGCTGCTACTGTTCCGACTGCTGATTGTAAATTGTTTCTAAAATTTTGTGCCATATTTTTTTCCTTTTTATAACGCCACGGCCATTGCTAATGCAAAGCCAGCTGACGCTGCTCCCACAGGGTCGCCATTATTATCTAAGTACACTGCCTTGCCTGCAGGTAATGTACAAAAAACATCCTTAGTACCAGAACCTAAAGTAATTGGAGAAGTGTTGCCATCGGAATTATCAAGAACTGTTGTTCTTTCTAAAGTAGTTGCTCCTGAAAGAGTTCCTAAACCAACTTCAAATTCGGCTGTTCCTTGATTATGAATTGCATAATAAGTTGTATTTCCAGTTCCAATACCTGTATCAAAAGTTACAGTTCCTTGACCAGTAGGAACACCAGCCAGAGTTATGTTACCCGTTCCAGTAGTTGTACTAGTTTCTTTTACTCTATCATTTATAACCAATGCCATTTTTTACTCCTTTACTTACAATTAGTTGCTTTTTATACTTAACAATGCATCTGCACCTGTCGGTGATCCAGAAGTCGGAGAAGGGAAAGTTACTGTGAACGTTCCATTAGAACAAGATTTTGTTCCACCGAAATCTAGGATAACAACCAATTTATTTGCTTGTGATGAATTGTAAATAGCTCCATAAGCGGCACTAAAAGTTGCTGGTGTAGGGCTTCCCCAAACACTATCAGTAAAGTCTACAGTCGCATAGTTTGCACTATTTGAAACTGCATTTCCTGTTAATGTATTTCCTCCAGCTGAATACTCTGTTCCCGTTGTTTCGTCAGTAGCATCATAAACTGTGCTAGCAGTTGTGTACGGGGTTGAAGTATAAAGTGCTAACTTAAATGTATCCGATGCAAAGTTGTGAGTTCCACTCAACAATTCTACAGGGAATGCATAAGGTACTACGTTTGCCATATTTTATCTCCTATTTATTTCCATAACTTGATGGTGGTTTTACGTTGAGTTGAGCACGAACTTCACCATCTTGATATTCGTCTCTGCGTCTTTGACCGATCTGCTCGATCGCATACGATTCTAGCGCTTCGTTAAAAGCTGATTGATAGTATTGTAACATATCCTGTGGTCCTTTCAAGTACCCATATGCATTTACTAAAGATCCATATAAAAGTACGTCAGCATATTTATTAGACAAATATGTCCCCGCAGTATCGGTCACAATGCTTGTTGCTTCTTTATCATAACAAAGCGTAATTTTGTAAGTTTTATCTGGAGTTGGAGCTACCACCCAGTAAGTTTCATCCCAATTAGCATAATATTTAGGGATATCTACAGCTGAAGTTCCAGGTGTAGAATAATACTCAGCCATAAAAGAAGTGTCTCTTTGTTCTAAAAAATATTGATTTCCTGCCGCATCTTCTAATTGAGCATATCTGATTGCTCTCATATCTCCGGGAATCGTTACATATCTATTTCCAATCACGAGGTTGGAAGTTGCATAATAAACATTTTGATCAGTATCGATTGATCTTAAAATTTTATTTTCTGCGTTTTGAATAATTCTTGCTAACACAGAATCAGAAAGTACATTACTTCCAACTTCTGTATAGTTTCTAATATCGTCTCTTAAATTTGTTAAACTGTATGCCATTAGCCGTTAACCACCTTTAATGTTACGGGTCCAGCAGAAGCATTAGATCCTCCGCCCGAAACTCCCCCTGTTGTTGCTGTATCTGTACTTGTAAAGAAAAAATAATTTTCCGGAGAAGTTAAGTCTCCAGGTGCAGTAGTAATACTACCATCAGAATTTTTCTTGCCTACTGTAATAGTAAAACCACTAGCAGAACTAATATCACTTACATTATCAAAAGTTGGAATGTTTTGAAACGCCTGTAGATTAGTTGCGTCAGCTCCTCCACTTCCAGCAGTAGTTACTTGTGCAGCTCCTCTTAATCTTACTATGTCTCCTGTTTTTCTTTGATGATCTACGGAATAAACATTTACAAAAGTTGATCCTCCATATTTAACTGTTGTAAAAGGATCAGTTGTTAATAAAATTAAACTCGCGACTGACGCCGGTTGAGGTCTTGGATTCCATAAAGCTTGAGGATCCGAACCTGCTGGTTTTGGATCTAACTGTGGTTGCTTAGGTTCATACTCGGAAATATGAACTAACATTCCATTCCATTCTCTTACCATTTCTGTGTAAGGAAATCTTAATCCCGATCTATCAGAAATCGCCCAAGATCTTTTACCTGATGCATATCCGCCCATTATACTCCATCTCCATAAAATGTTTGTGGTGAAATGAAAGTAGATGTACCTTGGTTGTCAGCATCTAATGCTCTAAGTAATTCACTTTCATATCTTCTTTCCAATTCTTGACTCATATCTGGTGAAAATTTTAAACTTAAATAATAAGCTAATCCAGACATCATACAAGGATAGAATCTATTAACAACATCGGAAGTATAATTAT